CGCAAGTCTAATCGAATTTTGTACATCAATTTCTTTCATAAGATCACCTCCTTATGGGAGGGTTTGGGATGGATGGGATAGAAAAGACCAAATTTATAAACTTTTATATATATTTTTATATTTATTTATTTTTTATTTTTTATTTATTAAACTATCCCAACTATCCCATAAAAGAATAAATAATAATAATAAATATAGATATATCAACGGTTTGACGAACGGGAGGGTTTTTATGAAAACTATCCCAAAATCATCCCACAACTATCCCAACTTAAAATAAAAACCATCATCATGTTTTTTTTTGATACCAATACCTTTATAATAAATGCCNCTTGATTTGAATTTGATAAACCGTTTACTCATTTCCCTTCCAAATTTTGTACTGTTCATAAGATATTGATTATTTTCTTGCGCCCACGTTTTATACGCTTGGTATAATAACGAAGATTGTACAGATTCATTCTGATCAACAATACAACACTCGTTGATAAAACTTTGCACAACATCCATCTCTAATCTGTAATCTTCACGTTGCGCTTTAATAACCTCAGGCTCTTTTAATCCCTCTCGCTGCCATTTTAAAAAACCTTCGACCGCCCAATGTAGAATAGCATTTAGTTCGCGCTTTAATTTTTGACGCAGTTTTTTGTCCACTTTATCTTCTGGAATCTGTACGGTGAATGGGATAATGACTAATCTGCGCCAAATTCCATCGTCGGTCCCACGAATAATCGGTTTATGGTTAGTAGCCATCCATAATTTAAACTGTGGAATATATTCGAATTCATCTTCGTATAAAAAGCGTGCCGATATTTTATCGCCGCCGGTAATCTGTTTTACAAGACCCTCGTCAAACCGCATTCCCTCCCCCGGTTCTGTGGTTGTGACAAGACGTGTGCCAGCTAGTTTGGCAATGTCCGGGTTTGCGTTGGAACTTGATGGTTTCACCATAATACTCTGCGGCTGAATATTTGCGGAATAATCGCCGAACAATTCGGTGATTATATCTAGAAACACTGATTTCCCGTTTCGGCCATTTCCGTAAAGAATGAACATTTTTTGCTCTTCCGTACTCCCGCATAATGAATACCCAACAGCACGCTGAATGAAATCAATGATTTCTTGGTTATTGTCGAAAATCTGTGATAAAAATTCTTTCCACATTGGACAATCTGCTTTATCGGTATATTCGACGTTTGATATTTTCGTAAAATATTTTTCTTTATCGTGATTGTGCAAAGTTCCGGTCCGCAAATCCAAATATCCGTTTTGTACATTAAACAAATAAATATCATTATCGAACTTGGATTGCTGTATAGATAACAAGTGTTCACTTTCTTTGATCATATTTGTTTTACCGCTGTGATTTCGTGTGTATTTTAAATGTCTCCGAAACAGTTTTTTTGCTTCTTCTTCGTCCGTTCCGTCCGGTACATAGATTTTTTCTTTTTGCATCTTTTCGATGACTTGATCTGCAAGTTTTTTAATTTTCCCTTCTTGGTCAATTTCCCATTTTTTACCGTTGTAGTAATACCAATTTTTTCGGATATAACTATAACGCAAGATATCACCGAATAAATCGACAAACCGTTCTGCATTCCCCGTATCGTCATAAGAATAGAATTTGTTTTGCACTTCTTCAACTTCTTCATCAATGATGTAGATTTTAAAATCATCATCTTTTGCAGATGGTTTGAATACATTAGTGCAATCCGCAATTGCTTTATTTAATGTTTCTGCACCGTACGTTGAGTTGTTTTGCTTGCGGTCCCATTTTTCGCGCATTAGTGATGATCTACGGAAAATCGCATCCATTTTGTCAAAATCACGATTGGTCCAAAACGCCAAGTCGTTTGCAAACGCTAAATCCGCTTCTGATTGGGATGGATAAAATTGTTCCCAACCACCTTCCATAAATAATTTAAAACGCAAACCGTTTTTGCTTTTATAAGCCAATTCAATGATTTCATCAATGGATAAATCGTTGCCAATTTTTTGTTGTAAAGGGTGTTTAATTTCCGGCTCGCTCGATGCAATGTACTTGCTATGCAAATACTTAATTTTTCCATAATCGGTATCGTCATAAATTTGTGTGTATCCACCAATGATGTTTCCGGTCATGGTAAAAAAACGCCCGGAAGTGTAAATTTCAACATTCCCTTTTCGTCGTCCGTTTGGCGGTAATTCACCCTTCACAATGATGTGGACTCCATTTCCGCTCGGTGAAATTTCAGCATAACTCCCTAACAAGTCAATAAATTCCGAAACAATATTATTTTCGTGATCATCGTTCAAATAGCGTTCAATTTCATTGCGAACATTGTCTAAATCAATACCGATATATGGTTCTTTAAAAAAAAATCCCAATCCGTCGAATCCACGATATTGTATTGCAAAAAGTGCTGTTTGAAAATCGCTCCATGTTCGTTCGTCGTTGGATTTTGCCAACATTCCGGTTTTCGCGTCGTACGGAAGTTTTGTATATTTCTTGCGGTTTTCATCCCATACTAACTTAAAACAACACCATCGATTTAACTCTTTCAGTTCTTTTGGTATTTTCTCGTACAAACTATCACCTCCGGAAAGAGAGGGGTTAACCCTCTCTCAATTAGAATGGCAAATCATCATCTATGGAGATTCCAGAATTTTGCATTTCTCCAATCGTCATATTTTCTTTTGTTTTGTATTGATGTTGCACTTGTGGGAATTTTGTTTCTTCCCAACGTTTCACACGAAGGTTTTCATACGTTTTACCGTTGTATTCGGAAACTTCATTTTTTACAGTTACTCGGACTGCTTTATAAAGAAAATCATTCAACAAGTCTTGCAAAGATGTATACACTTTCCCAGGTTGCAATTTTGCCGCTTTTCCAATCGTGTTAAACATTTTGATGTTGTATTTTCCTGTTTCTTTGGATTTCCACAGTTTTTCAAAAATAATCATATTTTTGTATTTTTGATCAACGTCATTACGGATTGTCAATTGCAAATCGATATATTCACTTCCACTAGGAGTAGCGTTTTCGAACGCGCTGGTAATTACCACTTCGTATGTGCCATCTTCGATTTTTCCTTCAAAAACGTCATTAAAATTTAAAATAAATCCTGTCATTGTACATTACCTCCATTTTTTATTTAATAAATCCTAATAGTTTACCTTGGTAATAAGCCCATCCTGGCTTATACCCGCGATGTTTTGCTAACTCAAATAATTCTTTCATGTTTTTGCAATCTTTTGGTTCTCTCGTGTCGATAATAAATTCAAATTCACTTTTATCAATCTGCTGTAATTTTGCAGATTCATCCACTTCTAATTTACGTTCTCTCACCACTTGTGGATGATGCCCGCACATTGGACATTGTTTTTCTTTCGCATTATATACTGCAAAACAATTTTCGCATTGTCTGATTTTTAATTGTGGCTCGTTTCTGGATGAATTTTTCTTAAAACCTTCAAGGCTCCATTCTCTTTTTGCATCTGGTAAGCCGAATCGATGCACGTTCCCGACGTGATCGATGATAATTGATGTTTTACCAGGCTTATATCGCATTCCTCGCATACTTTGNTGGATATAGAGAGATAAGGATTTTGTTGGTCTTAACATAATTACCGTTGAGCAGTCCGGTACATCGAAACCTTCCCCAATTAAATCCACGTTGGACAGCATACGGATTTCTTGATTACGGAATCTTTCAATAATGCGGTCCCGTTCATTCTTCGGTGTTTTGGCATCAATATGCGCCGACGGGATACCGGATTTATTGAATTCTTCCACAACTTTCAAACTCGCTTCAACACTGTGGCAATACGTGATGGCTTGTTCGTTATCTGCCAATTCTCGATAGTGTTTTATCACATCACCAAAAATGATTTTTCCAATTGCTTCGTCAATAGATTTGCTTGTAAATTCTTTCATACGTCCAATCTTTAAATAATCATCATCAATTAGTTTGGGTGCATAGTATTTATAAGGCGATAAATAACCATGTTCGATTAGCCATTGTGCATCGACTTCCTCGATGAGGATATCGTTGACATCACCCAAACCGCTGCCATCCAATCGGATAGGTGTAGCGGTGAAACCGAGTCGTAGCACGTCAGAAAAATAATCATAGATTTTTCTGTAAGTTTTCGCTAAAGCATGATGGTTTTCGTCTGTGATGATTAAGTCCGGTTTAGGTATACTATCCAATCGCCTAACGACTGTTTGCACCATGCCAAATTGGACTAAATCCATATTCACTTCATTACGTTTGAATGTATTTTGAATCTGATCAATCAATTCTTTTCTGTGTACGAGAAATAGTACGTGTTTTTTATTTTTTGTTGTGAGTCTAGTAATCTCTGAAATAATCACCGACTTCCCTGCTCCACACGGGGCCACGATGCATGGTGCTTTGTAACCATCTTTGAATGCTTGTCTAGCTTTATCCACAAGTTTTTGTTGATAATCATGCAATTTAATCGGCATGCATTTCACCGACTTTGAAGATTTCTGATTGTTTGCATCCGGCAACGTTGCTTAATTGATTTTTCGCATAAATGCTATTGGTTGCTTTCAGTACAAAGCCACGTTCCCCTTCACTGTTAATCATCAATCGACCAACCACATGACACAAACCTAAAACGTTATTCAAAATTTTATGGTTAATCTGTGGATAAGCCCTGTTAAATTGTTGTCCTTCCGATGTGGTGAATAGATCAGTTGTTTCCCATGCTAGGAAAACGGTTCGTTTCGCAAGACTTTTAAACCACCTGAAACTGTTAACAATCATAAATTGCATATACTGATAATCACCTTGCGAAGGTACTCCGTTGTTTTTTCCTTTTGCTCCGAGACTAGATAACAAACACCGTTCCAATTCAGATACGTTGTCGATGACGATATTGTCGTATTTTTCTTTAAGATTGGTTTCAGCGTATTTACAGAATTCTTTCCACCAATCCCATGTAGCTTTAATATCTGCATAGATGATGTCAATATTCGGATGACCTTTCAATACATGTGTGGTACGATCTACATCAATTACTAATGTTTTACCAGGCAAATACTTGATAGTCGAAGTTTTCCCCATGCCCGGCGGGGCATACAATAGATAAGTTTCGTTTTGAATTTCCAAGTTTTCAGCGCTGTGAATTTCGAAAGTTATGGACAATCACTTTCACCTCCTTTAACGGATTTGCAGCGATTCTTTTTCAACCAATTTCGCTCCCGGAATTTCTGTTTCTTTTAAACGTTTAGCTAATTCACTTTTGCTGATTGTTTTAGTGATTTTCACAAATTCCTCCGGGATAAGATCCTCGTTTTCTATCTCTACAGAACTAGATTTACGCAAGGAAATTGTGAATTTTTGCGTTTTAATTCGTTTCTCACCTGTAAGCAACAAAGTATCTTGCATTGCTTCTTTCATGCGTTTAACACCATTCTCAAGCGATTTACGACGGTCAGCTAAACGTTTTTCTTCCGCTTTTAAACCGGC